GGAATTTCTGCTTTTACAGACCAGTCAGGTGCTTCATCTACTGGTGAGAACAATACATACAACGGTGACTTCTCAAACACAGCCGCAGTGGTTTTTCATAAGAGTGCTATCGGCACAGTTAAGCTTATGGACTTAGCTATGGAGTCAGAATATGACATCCGCAGACAAGGAACTTTAATGGTTGCTAAAATGGCATTAGGACACGGTATCCTAAGACCTGAAGCAGCAGTTGAAATTCAAACTGCCTAATAATTAAAGAGTAGAGGGGAGCAAATAAACTCCCCTTTGCTAGTAAGTTATGAAATCAATATTTATTCTTATTGGGTTTATTTGTGTTGTTGATAAAGAAACTCAACTTCCACAATGTTCACTCATACAAGAATTTTATGATTCTGTTGAACATTGTATTGCAAAATCAAATGACACAGTAGAATTTTTAAAAGAACTAAAAATAAAACATTATCACATAAGTTGTAAACCATGGCACTTTCAGGAACTACAGAACTCGAAGCTGTAAATACATTATTACATACTATAGGCGAAGCACCTGTTAATAGTTTGACAGGGACACTACCGATAGATGCAACACTAGCTTCAAACACAATTACAGAAATAAGCAGAGAGGTCCAATCAGCAGGTTGGCACTGGAATACTTTTTATAAATATTCACTTAGCTTAGATACAGACAGTAAAATACCACTCGCTGATAACATTATGAGAGTAGATTTACCTACGGGTAAATACCCTTTATCTACACATGATGTAATCAAAAGAGGCTCCTTTTTATTCAATAAACAAGGTAATTCCTTTACTTTTGATGAAGCAGTAGAAGCTAATGTAATTATTCTTTTACCTTTTACAGAGTTACCAGAGAACGCACGAAGATACATAACAATTCGTGGTGCAAGAGTATTTCAAGACAGGACCTTAGGAGCAGGTGTTCTTCATAAATTCAATCAAGTAGATGAGTTAAATGCTTTAGCTATTTTAAAACAAGAAGAAACAGATACAGCAGATACAAACATTTTTAATTCATTCGATACTTTCAATATTATTAGTCGTGGCAACAAAATCACCTAATGCCTCTAATCAATCATGCAATCCCCAATCTTATCAATGGGGTATCTCAACAATCAGAAACATTAAGACTAGGTTCACAAGCAGAAAGTCAAATCAATGGATTTAGTTCAGTTGTAGAAGGATTAAAGAAAAGACCTCCTACCGAGTTTGTAAAAAAGATATCTAGTTCTGCTTTTACAAATCCTTTTATCCATACAATTAATCGTGACTCTAATGAAAAATATATTCTGGTTATTACACAAAATTCTATTCAAGTATTTGATGTTGATGGAAATAGTTACACTGTTAATACTCCTGCAGGTACTAACTATCTAAACATTACTAACCCTAAAGATAACTTTAGTGCTGTTACAGTTGCAGATTTTACTTTTCTAGTTAATAAATCACAAGCTGTAGCTATGGATAACACAGTTACATCCGCTAGACCTTTTGAGGCAATTTATTCAGTAACACAAGGTGTTGACCAAACTGTTTACAAATTAAATATTAACGGAACTGATTACTCATATACAACAACTACAACTAGTTCTTCATACCAATCTACAGAAATCGTATCTCAAATATTTAATCAAATAAGTGGACTCAGTGGTTTTAGTGTTACTAATCTTGGTAGTGATATACACATTAGTAATTCATCTGATTTTACAATTTCTGCTACTGATGGTTTTGGTAATACTGCTTCTCAAGTTATAAAAGGTAATACAGCAGAATTTTCTGACTTACCTAAAAGAGCACCTAATGGTTATCAAGTAGAAATATCTGGAGACCCTTCAAATGCTTTTGATAACTATTATGTAAAATTTGTATCTGATAGTTCATCTGATGGTGGTTTTTATCAAGAGACAGTAGTAGGTGGGACAAAAGATAAACTAGATAACTCTACTATGCCTCATGTTTTAATAAGACAAGCTGATGGGCAATTTAGATTTACGCCTTGTAATGGTGCAACATATACGATTTCTGGTACTGATTTCACAGTCCCTAGTTATGGAGATAGATTAGTAGGTGATGAAACATCTGCTCCTAATCCTTCATTTGTAGGGTTTAAAATATCGGACATATTCTTTCATAGAAATAGACTTGGGTTTCTCAGTGATGAAACCGTAGTCTTATCTAGAGCAGGAGAGTTCTTTCAATTCTATCCTGAAACAGTAACAACAATTCTAGATTCAGACCCTATTGATGTTTCTGTATCTCATCAAAAAGTTTCAATACTAAGACACGCAATACCTTTTAATGAAGATTTACTTTTATTTTCTGACCAATCACAATTTGTTTTAAAAGGTGGGCAAATCCTTACTGCTAGTAATGTAGATATTTCTGTTACAACAGATTTTGAAAATTCTAAAAATGTTAAACCTGTAGCAGCAGGTAAAAATATTTATTTTGCATTTAACAAAGGCAACTTTACTGGTGTCAGAGAGTTTTTTATTAGACCTGATTCAGACCAAAATGATGCTGATGACATAACGGCTGCTGTTCCTAAGTACATTCCTAAGAATGTTTACAAGATGGCAGTTGCTACTAATGAAAATACTTTAGTTTTATTATCTGATGATGAACAAAATGCAGTTTATGTTTATCAATGGTACATCACTAACAATCAAAAGTTACAATCTGCATGGCATAAGTGGACCTATGGTACTACTACAAATACAAAAGTATTAAATGCTGATTTTATAGAAACTGATTTATTCATGGTGGTTGAGCGAAGTGATGGTGTTTATATAGTTAAAAAACAAACAGCACCCGCAGTTACAGATACAGATGCTATTTACTTAACTCACTTAGATAATAAATTAAATGAAAGTTCTACTGGCTTAACAAAGTCTTATAACGCGGTAACAAATCAAACAACAATAACGCTACCTTATGCGATTGATAATACAATGCAGGTAGTAACAAGGAATGTAAATGCTAATTCTACTATTGCAGGTCAGCTTATACCTATTGTGTCTACTTCTGGTAGTAATATCATTGTGTCAGGTGACCAAACTTCAACGAAGTTTTTCGTTGGTGAGAAGTACACTTTCGAGTATCAGTTCTCACAACAATATATCCAATACAGTTCAGCCCAAAGTAAAACAGCAGTCAAAGAAGGTAGACTCCAAATAAGAAACTGGACGATAACGTATGATAATACAGGACATTTTAAAGTCGAGGTAACACCAAAAGCTAGAGCCACATCAACTAAAACTTTTACTGGCGCTATTGTGGGTGTTGGTACTGTTAATGGTATTAACTTAGAAGATGGAGATTATACGTTTCCTATTATGTCTCGTAACGAAGGCTTAGTAGTAAAATTAACTAACTCAGAATATTTACCAAGTTCATTCATTAATGCAGAGTGGCAGGGTTTCTATAATCAGCAAAGTGAACAAAACACCTAAGCCATATATGGCTGAGGCAAAACTAGCTGATTGTTTAACTCTTGGTCATAAACTTAGAAAAGAAGATGCAGCAGAAATAAAAGCTTTTGCTAATCTTAAAGGACCTGAGGCTTTAATCTTAGGCCTTCATCATTCACATATTTGCATTTCTATATTTACAGCAAAAGATGAGATATGTGCAATGTTTGGAGTGCAAGGAGAAAAAGGAAAACATGCTGCTGTATGGATGTTAGCATCTGATGATATAGAAAAAATAGCTATACCTTTTCTTCGACAAAACAAAGCAGTCATAAATTTCATAAATCAACTACATCCTCTTTTATACAATGTGGTTGATGCTCGAAACACACTACACCTTAATTGGTTAAAGTGGTGTGGATTTACTTTTATTAATAAACAAAACATAGGATATGAAAACAAACCTTTTTATTCATTTATAAGAACATGTGCTCACCAGAATTAGTCGTTGCTGCAGTTAGTGCAGGCATACAATATCAACAGTCAATGCAAGAGCAGAAAACTGCTCAAGACACAGCTAAACGACAAAATGCTTTAGCCCTAAGAAACCGTCTTAATCAAGAGCGTATGGAAGGCTTACGTATTAGACAAGTTGGTGTACAACAACAATCTAAATTAGAACGAACAGCACTTGATGCTAAAAAAGCTAGAGCAACTGTAAAGACTGCTGCTGAGAATATTGGTGGTGGTGCATTAGACAGACTGCTTTCAGATTATTATCGACAAGAAGGTAATTACAATAGTGTTATCTTAAATAACCTAGAACAAGAACGAGCACAATCCTCACAAAATTTTGAGAACTTTGTAACAGGCCAAGAAGCTAATCAAGCTTATATTCCTAATGTAGACCCAGTAACTACCTTTGCTTCTGCAGCGGTAAGCTTTGGTCAAGACTATTTAGGTTACAGAACAGGCCAATTAGAACGTGAAAGACAACAAAAAATAGCAAATCAAAACTTAGGTAAATACCCTAATGCACCTGGAGGCTTTTAATTATGGTTAAAATAAATACACCTCAATTAAAACAGCCAGAGTTACCTAGTGTAAATGCTATTGTTACAGACACTTTTTATAGACCACAAAAACAACCTATTAATCCTGCATTAAGAGATTTAGCTTCTAGTTTATCTAACCTTGTTCCTACCCTTAGAAATTACAATATTGAAAAAGAAAAAACTTTTGCAGTAAACGAACAAGAAAGAGCAATCAAAGATTTTGAAGACAACAAAAATGCTTTTAAAGAAGTTGTCAGGAATGGCGTTATACCTGAAGGTGCTTCTCCTTATTACATTAATGCACTAGCTAAACAGCAATTAAAATTAGATGGTAGAGAATTTAAAGAACGATTATTTGATGAGTGGAATAACAGTAATGTTTGGGCGAATGACGACCCTTTAGCATTTGAAAAATTTTATAGAACTTTTTCTGACCAATTTAAATTAGAAAAGAAATTAGATAGTTATGCACCTAGTACCTTAATACAAGGTTTCTTACCTGATGCTGATGCTGCTTATAATGAATTATCTCAAAGACATAGAGAAAAGCGAATAGCAGAAATAGAAAAAACAAACAT